CAGCCCTCTCCGTCGCCATCAAACAGGCCATCGCCGGTGACATGGGCGGTGCCATCGCCGCCGCTGTCGGAGGTGCCGGTGCCATGTTCACCGCGCTCAAGGCCCAGGACGCTCAACCCGAGGACAAGGCCAAATGAAGGACACCCTGCGCGATCTCGGTATCAACATCGGGCTTCTCGTCGCAGGATTCGCCGGGAGCCTGGTCACTGTGAAGAAGGACGGTCACAAGAACTGGTTCACCACATTGACCTCGCTTCTCGCCGGCACTCTCTCGGCCAACTACCTGACCCCGGTGGTGGTCGACTTCTTCAGCATGAAGAACAGCAACACCCAGTACGCCGCGGCGTTCATCATGGGGTTCCTCGGGCTTCACGGCGTCGAGTTCGTCATCGACAGGTTCAAGAGGAAATGAATCCGATCACCATCGTGAATGCAGTCGCCAGCGCTATCCTCACCGCTGGCGTCTCTGCTTTCATGGTGATGCTCTACCGCTCCGATGGTGTTGTCCGGCGCTGGCCGATGACAGGCAGCCTGCTGCTTCGCCTATCACTGACGCTGACGGCCTCCGGGGCGCTCTTCAACTGCCTGACCCTATCGACACCGCCACCGAGCGAGGTCATTCTCAACTGCGGCCTTGCCGGCGTTTTCGCCTGGGCCGCTGTGTTTCACGCCAAACTTCTCAAACATGGACCCAGTAGCCAGCGTGGCGCAGGGAATGACGACTGCGGCGCTCAACCGCATTCTCGACCCGAAGGATCAAACGCTTGAAGACGGCCAACGTGACAACCGTCTGCGCGACGATCTTGCCGCTCGTGTTGCTGCTGCAGGGCTGCACCCCGACTCGGGTGGTGATGGTCCCTCCGGGGCAGCCGGTAAGGCTGGCTGAATCGGTCAAGGCTCACGTCTGGGCCAAGGATGCCAGCGGCAACATCGTCAGGAGTCGTAATCGCGTGACAATCCACGAGGGATGGTACGCACTACCGAAGGACTAAATCATGGCCCAGCAAACCATCAACATCGGCGCCATCGCCAACGACAACACCGGCGACACGCTTCGGGGCGCCGGCCAGAAGATCAACGACAACTTCACCGAGCTGTATGGCAACCTGCCTATTGACGCAGCGCCGGCGACCTGGGTGCCGACGCTGACCGACTCCGGTGGCGGCCGGACGTTCGCTTTCACCGTCAACACCGCTCGGCACACGTCCATCGGGTTTGTCAGTACGTTCACGGTCGATCTGACGATCAACTCGGTGACAGGCAGCGCCACAGGAGAACTCCGGGTGAGCCTGCCAGACCCTGCTTCCTACGATGCTGCGATGTCTATCTGGCTCGACAACGCCACCAACCAGGCAAAGACCGCGGTGATCGGCAAGGTGGTCGGAGGCACGTCCTATTGCCAACTCAGCCATTACGAAAATGGCGACATCAGCAGCTTGGCCTCTCAGCTCCAGGCCACCAGCCGCATCCTGATCTCCGGCGTCTACTTCACCGCCTAATGACCACCATCGGATCCAGTCTCCAGCAGGGCATGGCGGTGCTCCAGCAAATGCTCGGGGCACCCATGTTCATCTGGGAGGGCTCGTCGATCCGGTGCATCCCGGCTGCGGTCACCGATGCCAACACCCCGGTGGCCGGTGGGTTCCAGGACAACGTGACATCCCGGATCCTAGTCATGTTCTCCGACTGGAAGACCTGCGATAGCACGCTGGTCTCCATGGACTCGACGCTGTACACGCTCGACCAGGGCACGACCTTCTCGAGGCTGCAGCGTGAAGACAGCGGGTTCGTTCTCCTGGAGAACACCGACCGCATCGCTCTGACCTTCTGCAAGCCTCGGCCGGTGGTCGGGCGAACGCTGATGTACCAAGGCCGCACGCTGCGCATCCTATCGTGCCGCGTGGACGCTTCAGGCGCCTATTACAGCCTCGATCTAGGGGCGAAGACCAAATGAGGCCTGTCGTCAACATGACGGTCGACACGAGCCGTTTCGACGCGGCGGTGAAGCAATACCTGTTGTCGACCAACCGGGATCTTCACAAGGCGATTAACTCCCGTTTTTTCTATCTGATGGTTCGGCTGTTTGTTTTGGTGCCTCCCAAGAGCCCAGCCACGGAAAGGGCACGCATTGCAGACTACCTTTCCAAACCGCTCGGAGACATCAATCGGAAGAGCAAGAAGACTGGAAAGCGCATCGGCAAAAGCCGTCTGCTACGACGGGTTCACTTGATCGCTCAGGCCCGGGAACGCAAGGCCGGCCGGCGCGGTCTGTACGGCGAGGAAATGAAGGAGGCCGCATCATCGCTCTACCGAAAGGCAATCGGATCAGTCGGCTACCTTCGATCTGCGGTTGTCAAATCAATCCGAATTTACAACCGAGGATTCGCTCAATACAACAAGCCAAAGTGGAAGCCTTTGGTGAAACCTGCAGGCTACAAGCCGCCCAAAAAAACGAATTCTGCTCTGGTCGCCTTGGCCAATCAGTACGGGCTGCCAGAGGAAAACGTGGCTGTTCACAAGGGGACCGTTGCACATGGCCTCCAAGCTGTTCCTGGCTGGAATCCGACGGCCTTTGTTTCAATGCGCACCGGCATTGCTGACAACCAATACAACAGGGTTCAAAGCATCTACAATCCGGCAATGCAGAAGGCACTCGACGATGAACTTGCAGAGCTAGAGAATCACATGACCGAGGCACTACTAGCCAACGGCAAGGTTCTGTCGGATAATGGCATAGAAATCAGATGAACGGCGTTGCACCCAGAGCCGAGAAGGCGCTTGTCGACTACCTGGCCGCCGGAGATTGGTCCGGGGCCGGCGCAGGCACCCCATCGTTCCTGACGTCCTACAGTCGCGGACTGTACGACGATCCCGACGAGCAGGACACCATGCCCAACTTTCCGCGGGTGGTTGTCTCGTCGACTTCTGCGCGACCCATACAACGCACCGATCTGACCTGCGAGGTCGACATCGAGATCGAGCTGCAGCTCTCGGCCGACGACACCGACGAGGCCGATGTGCTGACCACCGTGGCAGCGCTGGACAGCCTCATACTGCCGCTTTTCGACGCGAATGGTGCATCGGTGCTGAATGCCGATCAGGACGACGCCAACGGCCCATTCACGGCGCAGTTCGCCACCCCATCAGACTTTGGTGCGTCGTCGATTTCAAACCGATCGAGGACATTTACCAAAAGCATCACTCTGTTTTGTTCAGCTACACTCTAAAACTCAAAACCTATGGCCAATTCACAAGGACTAGCATACCAGTTTGGATCACCAGCTACTGTGACCATGTATGGCACAGACAATAGCACCGCTGTGTTCTCATCTCTTGCGTCGATTGAAAGCTACGACATCACGCACGAGGCCGACACGGAAGAAGTGCGAAATAGTGCGGGTGAGGTTGTCGGTCACATCGGATACAATGAGCGTATCACACTCAACCTTAACCTCATCCCTTCTGGAGCCAACGCGGCCGCGGCATTGGCCTTTTGCTCTCTTGGACCTGTCAACGGCACCGTGGAAATCACTGGAGCTCCCAACATCTCGATGATGGGCACCGCAAATGTTCTCAACACTGGCAGGTTCATTTATGCGGGTGGAGGTTCCGTCAAGATGACACAAACCGGAAAGGCTATGGTTTCCATCACTGTCAAGAAGTACAAGAACCTGACAACTGGAGCTGCCGTTTCGTTGAACGTGTGACGATCCTGGCCGACATCCTGACGGCCACCGCGAAGACGCCACCGATGGTGCTCGGCATCCGGATGGCGCCTTTCACGGTCGGCCACGCCATTCTCCTGCACCGGATGGGTTCACCATTCGTTGTCGGAGGGGACGCTACCGCTCAGGATCTGGTCGAGGCTGCCGTCATCTGCTCTCAGGAGCCCCGGGAATCCATCAAGGCAATGCGATCCATCATCGGGTGGATACCGCTGCGCCTGATGCGCTCTCGGGTCACCAAGGCCAACTTGGCGGCAGAATGCGCCACGATGCAGCAATGGCTGACTGATCAGTCCGACTGCCCGGAGGTGCTACAGACGCCGGGAGTCAAATCAAAGCAGGCAGCAATGCCGTGGCCTGAGCGCATCCTAGTGGGCCTTGTATCCATCGGGTTCAATGAGCAGGATGTGCTGTCGATGCCGGTGATCGACGCCGAGCGCCTATTCCTGACCCACGCTGAGATGGAAGGAAAGGTTGAGTTGTGGGGCGATAAGCAAGAGGCTCTTTGGCGTTACGGTCAGCAACTGAGCACTAGGAACTAAAAATGGCCATCTTCTCACTCATTGCAAAGCTCGGCCTCGATGGCTCGACCTTCGAGACCGGCCTCAAGCGGGCCACGAGTCTGGCTGATAAATTCCGATATTCTGTAAGTGCTCAGTTAGGTTCAGCGCTTTCCGTTGCTTCCGTAGCTGCATTTACGTCAAAGGTAATTGAGACGGCCGACGCCATTGGTGACCTGTCGGAGCAGCTCAACATCAGCACCGACGACGTGCAGCGCCTGCAGGTGCTCGCCAGCCAGACGGGCGTCTCGTTTGAGACCATGGCCAAGGCCATCACCAAGGTCAGCCAGGAGCGCCTGAAGGCCATCGAGGAAGGTGGGCCAGCTCGTGACTACTTCAAGGCCTTGGGATTCTCGGTGGCAGAGCTCAACAACAAGAGCCTGTCAAACATTGAGCTGATCACGAAGATGGGGCAGGCCCACATGGCCTCCGGAAAGAGCGCACAGACTCAGGCAGCCATCATGGATCTGCTCGGCGAGAAGGCATTCAAGGCTGCCGGAGCAATGGCTAAGATCAAAGATCTCGGCCCCATCGACCTCATTACAAAAGATCAGATTGATGCAATCGGCCAGATGGCTGATCGTCTCGATGAAGTTCAAAGGCAACTGGTTGTGTCTGCGGTTCCTACGGTCAATTTCTGGGCTGATGCTCTGGAAAGAGCTGTTGCAGATGAAAAAGATCTGGCCGATGGTGTTAAAGGGATTCTCCAGGTGTTAGGCGGAAAAGGCTCTATTTTGAAGGCTGGAATCCAAGAGGCGTTTTCTCCTGAAAGCGCAAACAAAAGATTCGAGGCTCTACCCATAAACCGAGGAACAATCAGCACCATTGATTCAAAGCGTAAATTGCCAGACACTACGATGCAGCCGAAGTGGGTGCAGGACTTGATCAATCAATCCAAGGTTCAAACCTCGGAAATGCGATCAATTACTAAGAATACAGGAAGAACAGCAAGCGCTGTTCAAGGGGAATAAAAATGGAAATACGCCCAGTAACAGCACCTCCGACGATTCAGGGTGTTCCAAACCCTAACAACTTCGAGTACGTCGAGGTATCTCGCCGCTTTGACCAGGCAGGCAATGGCACTGGCCCGGTTTGGACCATTGAATATCGCGGAAGCAAGGATGCGATCCGTCTTGCGACACTTGAGTGGTCTCGTGTTGGTGCGAAATACTCGACGGTCGAAGATGGCCCATATTCCACGGCCACCGTGGTGTTTTCTGGTCCAACAGCCGATCCTGGAACACCGATTGAAAGCGCAGTAATCCCAACTGCGCCGGAGGCCACATCAGACATCAGGTTCGAGTTTCGCACTGATTACAACGATATTTCGCTGTTTTCACTTCCAGCAGTCATTGATGAAGCCACGAAAAGCGGAAACCCTGCGGCATACAGGTTCATCATTGAGACTGCAGTAAAAAACGGAGAATCACTGCCTGGGCCACCGGAAAGCAATATCAACTCATTCCCTGTAGCTCAAAAGGTGTGGCAGATGCTAAATCGTGGCCAGGATTCGTTCTCAATGCCGCGTAATGTGCTTACACGCTACGCCAGTTTTTCGGGTTCTCTTGGGCTTCCTCAAACCCCGCAAACAATCCCTCCGGTTTACCTTCCGTTTTCATTCGTGCAATCGTGGAACCTGTTTGCCATCCAAAGCATTCTTCCACAACCTCCCGCTGATCCGCTTTTCACGCCTCCAGGCACAGCTTGGGGATGGCGGCAAACAAACTACTCGACGAACCTGATCTTGAAGACCAACCAGGTCGAACAAGTCATCTCTTGGACGTTCGCCCCTTGGGATCTTTTGGTTTACCCTTTCATCTAACCTCAACCAACATCCGCACACCTTATGGCAGACGAGATTCAAATGACGGCCCGGCTGTACGCCTCGAAAAACGGTGCGTACCTGCCCTCGGTCACCTACACCAAAACCGCCACCATGGTCGGCACCGACATGGGCAGCCAGACCCAGCTCATCGGCATCACCGTCGAAGCTCTCGACGTGCCGGTCGATGTCTCCAGCCCATACAAGCTGCTGATCAGCAACCTCGACAGCACCAACTTCGTCGAGGCTGGGTTCGTCTCCGGCACCTACACGATGCGGATCCCGGCCGGTGAGACCATGCTGATCCCGTATGTCAGCGCGACGCTCTACCTGAAGGCCGACACTTCCTCGGTGACCATTCAGGCCACCTTCTGCGAGATCTAACCTACCAACACCATGGCCAACGAAGTCGAGATGTCGGCGAGGCTGTACGCAAGCAAGGGCGGCGCCTCGATCAACCCGCAGGTTTACACCTGCATCGCCAACATGACCGGCCGGGACATGGGGCAACAGACGCAGGACGTCGGCACCACCGACGAGACCTTGGATCTTACCGCGGATCTGGCCACGCCATACCGCCTCCTGGTGGTCAACCTCGATCTGGTCAACCCGGTCTCGATCGGGCCTTCCTCGCCGTACAGCTTCCAGATCCCGGCCGGGCAGTTCATCCTGATCCCGTGGGTCGATGCCACGATGTACGTCAAGGCATCGAACAGCCCGGTGAAGATCTTCGCCCAGTTCTGCGAGATCTAAGGCCATGCCGATACAGCTCCCAGCCAAATTGTCCGAGCGTGGTCTCAAGGCAGACCATGCTCGGGCGATCAATCAGCTCATCGAAGCTGTGCGCAAGGTGCAGCTTGTGGCCGGGCCCGGGCAACGGGTCGAGCAGAATGCCAACGGCACCGTTCTGAAGCTCAACCCGGTGGCCCAGATAACTCAGACGTCCGAGGAATCCTGGTTCTACTGATCCGACGCCATGCCTTTCGCCGTAGACAAGCGGGAGAAGATGTTCACGGCGTCGAACCTGAACAGCCTCTATTCCCGTTTCGACCAGAAATGCCACCGGGTTCTCAACGGCAAGAGCCCGTTGTTCGCCAGCTCCGCATCCGGTGCTTGGGAGGGGAAATACCCATACGGCGTCTGGTATGTTTACCGCAACGACCCGGACACCTGCAAACGACTGCGGGACGGTGGGGAATCGCCGCTGCCGTACATCCCCGGCATCGGCTACAACTGGCGGGACAACCACAACCAGGTTCAGACACAGGTCGAGCTATCGAAGCTCGAGACCAAACACCTCGACGTTCAGGGCGGCCAGGCCTACGTCGACCACTGGGTGGCCGGTGGCGACCCGTTCACCTGTGACGTCGCCGATATCCACTACAGCTTCGAGCTGCTGAAGCGCGAGGTGGCCGGGATCCAGTACGACGTGCATCTAGGGTGGGATCCTCCGTCGACCTCGGGCCTGACGTCCTATGTTCGCGGAAGCCTAGGCGCCGGCATCGAGCCGACACTGCCTCCTGGCCGGATTCACAAGCACCGGCTGGCCGTTGCCGAGATTGCGCTCGAAGGCATCTACGAGTTCCGCATCCTGCGCACCTACCAGCGGTACGACTGCTGGCGGGTGCACAACTGCGGCACCAGATCGGCCGTGGTGTTCTTGCAACTGCCCGATGGCAGCGCAGACCGCCAATTCGTTTCCGCGGGCTCCTGCAGGGCTTTCCGGCGCCGGCCTGACGGCACCTGGGCGGTGACCTTCCCGGGTGGAACCTTCTGCCGCTACTTCTTCCCGTATTTCACCGGCGACATCCCGTTCCTCGCCGAAGGGCCGCCGTCATGGTCCGACACCGCCACGCAGTCGGAGTTCCTGAGCCTCGAACGATCCGCCCAGGCCAACAACGTGGCCAACCCGTTCATCCTGTTTGAATGGCGCCGGGTGATGGGTGCGGTGCACGATCCGTTCATCCCCTACGATCCGCGGCAGGTGTACACCGGAGTCTATGCCGACCCGACCGATGCCAATACGACCATCGGGGATGCCGTGTTTACTTGGGGCCGCGCCCGGGTGACGTTCAGTAACGCTGCCGGTGATGTCATCTCCGATCAGATCCGCATCTTCAACGGCATCACAGGCCTGGTCGACCGTCTGCGCGATCTGGGCATCGACGTCAACGTCACGGCTACCGGGATGCAGGTGACCACACAGCGTGGCGTCATCCGCATCTATCCTATCGACGCCAACATTTTCACCACGACAACGAATCCCTACTGGGAGATCGACGCCAGCGTGAAGACCATCTCGACGGTCTACCCGGTGCAGTATTGCAAGGGCATGGATCCGATCACCGGGCCAGGAACTTACACCTGGGACGCCGGAAACGAGCCGACCATATTCGACACGATGCGCAACCTCCGGCGCAAAATTGCCGTCGAGGTTGGCTTCCTCAACACCTACACCGATGCCGTCGACATCGTGGAGGAGAAGGTATCGGTGGTCAGCATGACTCCGATGGGCCTCATGTGCCGAGCGGCAACGGCCACAGGTATCGGCGGCAGCACGCTGAACAACTTTGAGACTACCGCGGACAACGAGAGCCTTTACATCGCCGACAGGCCTATCGGATTCGGTGTAGGGCCTTGGTTCAACAGCCGGTACACCTCCGGCACGCACATCTTCTACCTGCAAGTCGCCGGAACATACCCGAGCCAGCAATGGGGCAATGTGCTGCCCGCACTCAATCCCGTGCCTGGATCCGGTGTGCAGGCAGTCAACACGGCCTTTATTCCTGCAGGCGGGCCTTGGGGCTTCTCCAGCTCGGTCTACGACTTCGAGCAGGTGCGCACCTACGAGATCAACATGGCCTCCGGCGGTGGCGTCGACGACAGGCCGTGGGGCGCCGACTTCTGGCTGAACAAGTGGGGCGGACCCGGAGGCATCGACGCCTCGGTGCGGATCCCAGGCAGCCCCAACAGAACGCAGCAGTACGCCTACATACCGACAGCCGACAACAGCTCGTTTGTCGACCTGGTGCCGGCGCAGCGGGACGACATCTTCAAGGACGGCCGCGGCGCCTCGTTCGCCTCGAGCGTGCCGTTCAAGTCGTCGACCTATTCGCCGCCGTACCGCGATAACATGACGCACATCTGCTGGACAGGTGGCGTCGAGCAGGTCGGGTTCGATCTGCCTTACAACCCGGTCGGCAATCCTTACCTGCCCGGCGGCGGGCCGTTCTTCCACAAGATCCCGAAGAGCCCGTGGCTCTGGAACCTGCTGGAATGGTCGGTGCGGGCCTGGACGCGAGCCGTGCCGCTGTGCCTGGGGATGTCATCGTGTCCGCTGTACGACGCCACCGGATCTTCCCGGGTGCTCGGTGTGCTGACCATCGGCATGGTGCTTCTCGGAACGTCCGGGCGTGAATCTGGCGGCACCATCCCGTCGTTCTACATCTCCGAGCAGGCCTACGATCTCCTGATCGCCAACGGCGTCGTCTGCTACCGTGACCAGGATGCCGGCGGCAACGACTACTGGTATGTGCCCGCGGTGAACCTGGCAGCCTATTCCGACAGCCAGGGCTTCACCGCGTGGAACTTCGACACCGAGAATGGTCAGCCAAATGAATCCACTCCGGTGCTGCCGACCGGATACGACACCCTGCGCAACTTCAGCGACGGCGAGCGGCGCCAGGTATCAAGCTACTTCGACACCGTTGCCAACGAGCAGCGCTACGAAACCATCCGGTACGTCGACCTGCGACTGCCGAATGAGCTCGCATCCTGACTTTTCGACCCTCGTTTCACCCGCATAAACATTGGGTTTTCTGCAAAAAGAGGGAAAAATAGTAAAAATGTGTTGCAGGTGTTTGGGTGATGGTGCAGATTGATCCCGTCAATACGCCGTGCCGAGCGATAGCGGCAAACTGGGGGTGCGACCAGGTTGAATCAACGCACACAATTTCAAACCATGACAACCATCTCCAACCTCATCAGCGCTCTGATCATAGTCGAGTCATCCGGCAACGACATGGCCATCGGCGACAACGGACGCGCCGTAGGCCCCCTGCAGATCCACCGCGGGGTGGTTCTGGACGTAAACCGGATCACCGGCAGCCACTACCGGCACCAGGACATGACCAACAGTGCGCAGGCTCGGGCAGTCTGCGAGGCCTACCTGAAGCACTACGGCCGCGGCGCCAGTACCGAGCAGCTCGCCCGTCGTTGGAATGGGGGTCCGTCTGGCGATAAGAAGCAGGCCACCGAGTCCTACTGGAACAAGGTCCGCAAGCATCTCAAATGAGTAAAACCAAGACGATCAACGTGAACCCAGACATCCACAAAACGCTGCGAGACTACTGCCGGGCTGCAGGCCTGAAGGTCGGTGCCGTCACCGAGCAGGCGATAAAGGCGTGGCTAAGGAGGAACGCCAAATGAAACGAATTCTGGCTATCGACCCCGGCCTGTCCGGCGGCCTTGCGCACTTCGCCAACAACCGGGTGACCCTAGAGCCAATGCCGGCAACCGACGGCGACGTCCGAGAGGTGCTGATCAACTACTTGAGCCAGTCGGATGTGGTCTACATCGAGAAGGTGGGCGGATACATCGGCGGCAAGGGCGCCCCGGGTAGCGCGATGTTCCAGTTCGGCCGCAACGTAGGATTCATCCACGGACTGATCGCTTCGATGCTCACCAGGTGCATCGAGGTGCCGCCACAGCGCTGGCAGAAGACGATAGGGGCAGGCACCAGCAAGACCCATGGAACGCGCTGGAAGGCCCATCTGAAGGGCTTGGCGCAGCAGCGGCAGCCGAGCCTCAATATCACACTGAAGACGGCGGATGCGGTGCTCATCCTAGAGCACGCGATGCTGGCGGAGGGACTGAAATGAGCGATACACCGAGGACGGATAAAAACCGAGTTCGTTTCTCCACGCTGTGTCATCCTGAAGATGCGTGGTGGGTGCATGAAACAGTATCCGCCCAACTGGAACGCGAACTCAACGCAGCCAATGACCGCATCAAGCGGTTGGAGGAGTGGAAGGAATCCGCAATGGCCGTGGAACGTGAGTGGAATCCGAACAGTCTGTCAAAAATGCTTGGCGGACAGCTTGGGGAGTCTCAACGCGTGGTCATCATGCGCGAGGTGCCAAAACTTCAAGAGCGCATCAAGCGGTTGGAGGAGGCGGGGGACGCGATGTGTTCCGAGTTCAAAGCGTTCTGTCCGCTAGGGTCTAAAACCAGAGATAAATGGCGCAAAGCCAAGGAGGCCAAGCCGTGAAAACCTCAACCGAAACACTGATCGCGGCCATGCGGATGTTGTCTCAGGATATTCAATCCGACGATGGCGCGGCCAACGCGGCAGTCGCTGAAGCAGGGGAGCGACTAGCGGAACAGCATATGCGCATCGCCAAACTAGAGCAGGAGAACGACGCTCTCCGCGCCGATCTGCTGCTGTGGGAAAATGGAGGGCCGTTGCCGTGAGCGATACCATCCAATGCGAGCGATGCTTCCGAGTGGCTGTCATGTCCAAGAGCGGAAAAACCTACGTCTGCACGATCTGCAAGCATCGGGAGAAGGTGAGGAAGACATGAACACCCCCATCGGCCCTGCCGCATTCGTGTTCCGTCACAAGCGAACCGGCCAGATCGTAGTCGTTTCCAACGAGCGATGGCATGAATTGTACGACAACAAAAAGGACTGGGAGCTTACGGCTAGCCTCAACGCCTGTGGTGCTTTGCAGTACATGATCGACGCCAAACCGGCTGAGAGGAACCGATACATCAAGAGACTTACAGAATACCCATGACAAACCGAGCAGACAAACTCAGACACGAAGGCAGCGGCCACTACCGCTTCCGCAAGGGCGAGATCACCGAGATACTAGCGGCCTCCAAGGCCAAGAAGATGGAATACACGTCCTACTGGACGCGCCGCAGGGGAAAGGCCAGCAAGTGAACGTCACCGATCGAGATGTGGCCAGGACGATGCAGGAGTACGGCGGCAGCTTCGTGCGTGCCTTAGGCGCCGCTGCACTGGCTGCAGATCCAAGCAACCTGAAGAAGCTGCGGGATGCATTCCCGGACTATTGGGCGAACTACATGAAGATGGCCCAGCAACTTTCCGAGGTCGAAAAGCAGGCCTCGA